GTGGTGTTTTCTTTGCAATGCCATAGCATTAGTTTGCATCCGAGTGATGTTGCATGGTTTTCTGTTTCTCTAATCAACTTTAAACCGATTCTGCCACCCCTATGTTCTTTGCTGATAAACAACAAATCGTTTTGAGCTATACGCAGATCGGCATAATGTAAATGATTAGTGACAAAGTTAACAGAGTAACCTATCAATACATCATCTTGCCTTGCTGAGAGAATGAAGATTTGCTGTGCCGACTCCATTTTGCGGTACGTTTCTTCATCTGGCTTAAGTTTCATGATTTGTTTGTTGCGAGCAATCTCTTCGTAATGCTCCTCAAACAAGACATTTGCTTGTGCCAACATCTCATCAACTGTGGCTAGTGTAATGTCAATCATTAACTACTCCACATTCATCAAGAGTAATGGCTCTATCGCCAGTTACGGTCACACCATCCATAGAAAAATACTTGGTCTTACAATCAAATATTATATGTACTCTGTCTGTCATGCCAACATTGTCCGCTGTGTGTACTTTTTTGTGGTTAAACCACCAGACATCGCCTACCTCAAACTTTTGCTTCTGATCTCCGCAAGTTTGGCTACACCATTGGTTAGATTTAAGTACAAGATGAAACCGTGAATAGTGATCTGCATACAATCCTTGGTCGTTATGTTTGGTTACATGGCCACTAGGTTTGAGATTAACAATAAGTACCCTACCCATTTCCTTAACTTCTAACTTCTTCAATACTGGTCGCATTAATGGCACAAGTGCTGCCTGTAAATAATCCATACATGGGTAGTCATATGATCCTAAATCGTGCATAACGTAGTACAAACTCATTTTTAATGGCCCTCGAACATATATGCACTCAGTATCTTTGTGTGGTGAGTTAGTCGTACTTTGTCGTGCTGTTATTTCTGTCCATAATTCTGGTTTATCGTCTAATAATTTAAGCAATGGCTTTACATTCAGACCATGTGCTACACGAATAAAATTAGAGTCTGCTGTATGGGTCATATTCTGCCTTCTGTGTGGTTTCATTACGTCTTTTAATGTATATATCCTCTGGCACTTTCTTGGCTACTGGGAGGGCAAAGGTTAGTGCTAGTGCATCAGCTAAATCTGGTGACCCTGCCCCCTGCAATCTCTTTTTTATCTGATCCTTACTTTCCAATACACGCCTACCTACATTGTCGTACCAATAAATTGGTGTAGCTAGTTCTTGTTTTAGGGCTATATCGTTTGGTATTGCACCACCTTCTTCTATCCATTGCTTCATTAACCACCACATCTCAGTTCTACGATTGATGTATTGCTGTTGCTTCAGTGCCTTGCCACCAAACGGTACTTCGATTACGTCATATGATAACTGCCTTAGTCTGTCGATTACACCACTGCCTGCACCTGCATCACAAAACACTGCATCTGGGTTATGTTGTTCGATCAGATTGGCTACTCGTGACGCTAATTCCATGTTGTCTATACCTCGATATACAACTGGCTTGAATGCTTGCTTACCCTGCCGTCTAAACACTACAGATCTGTCATCTCCAAACCTTGCAGGGTCAATACCAAGGATTACTGGAAACAGTTTGACATGGTCTTGTTGATATACACGTTTTGCTGCGTCCTCTGTGTCTGCCAATGCAATTAACTGGTCATCACCTTGAGCAGAAAAGTCACATAGATATTCCCTTGCAAATGATGTCTCACTCATATCACGTTTGAGACGAGTTACTTCGTTGGGATGTAGTGAGTCAGTGTCATATACCGTGTACCTAGCTGCCGTCCAATCGCTCTCGTCTATGGCCTTGTAATACAACTCAGAGAACAAGTTGATGCCACTAGGTGTACCGATAAATATCGACCAACCAAGACGGTCAGACAGAGCAGGCTGGACTATGTCTGTCCACAATTCGTTTTTCAATTGGGCCACTTCGTCCATAACTATGCCGTCTAGACGTAATCCACGCATGGCATCAGGATTGTCTCCACCAAACAATCTAATGATCGCTCCATTATGTTTAAACCTGACCGATAGTTCGCCTTCGTTTATCTCGATTACAGACGTCCTACGCATTGGTTCTATCTTCTGTTTTAATCTTGCCCATGCAATCGCTTTTGCCTGTCTCAGGAACGGTGCAACATAGACAAACATGGCTAGTTCTTTGTCTGTCTTCATGGCCTTATCTATTAGCTCCATAATGGCCAGTTCTGTCTTGCCAGATCGCCTGTGCAATGCGTAAACGCTAAACCTTTGTTTCTTTAAATGGCATTCTCTTTGCCAAGTCCGAGGTGTGTAATCTAACTTGATCAACGGTTGTCTCACACCTGTGGAACGCCTGTTGAAATAGTCAAGCTAATATCTCCCTTTGCTTCTACTCCTACTTTCTCTCCATACTTTTTAGGATTCCATTTAGCCAATAGTTTCAATCTTGCTTCTACCCTGTTCTTCTGTTGTTGAACGTATGCTGGATCTAGCCTTGTATTGCCCTCAGAACCGCAAAGAACCGCAGGTGCATCTATTATTTCCAAACACTCTTCCGCAATAGCATCAGCACCCATGTCTCGTGCGTGTGCGAAGCGTGTGATAAAGTCTCCATCATCTTTTTCCAACCAGTTATAAATAGTTCTCCAATTAGGTTTATTTTTCTGACGGCAGTAAGACCTCAAAGTATTACCATGAGCAATCCATTCTATTATTTCATTAACAATTACAGGATCAGGTTTAGTAGAAGGTCTACCTAACTTGGATTGTTTTGTAGCGAGTTGGATAGGAAACTCTTTTTTCATAACGGCAAATTTGAGCTATATAACCACGAGAGATACCGAACATCATAGAAAGGCAACCGTAGCCAATACCGTAATCTTCATGTAACTCTCGTAGTGCATCTACAATCACCTGTGTAATGCGACCATTGTAATTATGATGATCTTCAGAACAACGATGACCAGTATCGCAAACACCAACAACAATAGTTTTTGGCCTAACTGCTGCTAGTGTCATAAAAAATAAATAAAATTAAACATAATATAGAGA